GAAGATGACTTCGGTGGTGGTACAGTTGGGATAGAAGTGTTTGTTGCGTTTGATGCTGGCGCAGCAGGTGTAGTTGCGCTTGGCGCAGCAGGTGTAGTTTGAACAGGAGTTCCATCACCACTAACAACTGGGTTACCGCTACCATCAGTTAGTACATTAGATGCTTTACTTTGATTTACTGCAGCTACGTTTGTTGCTGCAGGTTTAAATGTAATAATGTTTTCACCATAACCAGTAACTTCTTCGCTAATGGTTATTTGAGTTGATGAATCTATGGAAACAATAGTACAATTATTGGAAAGCCCAAAACCAAGGACTTTCATGTTAGCAGCTAATCCATTTGTAAGGTTAATTTTATTTGTTTCTTTATCAACAAAGGTTAGTTGTTTACCAGTAACTGGACCTTCAATAGTTCGAAGGATAATATCTTTAATAGCATATGATTGAATAGCAGTTGCGCTATCATCATCAGCAACTGGTTGTGGTGCTTGCGGAATACCACCAACAGTACCAAGCATAATTGGTTGCTGCATATCATCATCAGCAAACATAATAATAACAGTAGTACCTTCAACTGGTCCAACTGGAGTATAACCAATACCATTCATGGCTGCGGAACCAATAGGCTGAACTGGAGTTGCCCATGGTAATTGCTGAGTTGGCAATTGTGTTTTATCGTGCGTATGTAACCCTACAATACGAACTTGACAACGACCGAGTTCTAATGGGTCTGAACGACTTTCAACTACACCTGTATAAAACATTATTTCTTCCCATCAATATTTAATTGTAAACTATCTTTGATCAATTCCATATGACACTCATGACGCTCTCTGGTCACGTAATGGTTAATTGCAGAGATAATATAATAACCAGAAAACATCTTATCAACTAAATCTTGATTATCATCTTCTTTGCTTACTGGTTGAGTTTTATTTAAAGTAACCGATACTTTTTGACCAACTGTATAGTCAGATCTTCCTGGGACTGTAATCTCAATCTTACTGGATTCAGCCAACTTCATTAGTGAAATACGCTCTTGCGCATATTTGTAATTAGTAGCATCACCAAAACCACTGAAGTTAGCATTATCTCTTGGATAATTTAGTATTAATGAATTAGATCTAAAAATAGCATTATCACCAATCAATTTATTCGGATTCAAGTGCTTTAGTTTATCATACTTGTCTCTTATGTTATAATTTTTAGAATTGTATACTTTTCTATTTAAATCATAAGAAACCAATTTAGAAGAATACATACCACCACGAATCTTACTCATGTAGTCATAACCAACAGGGATTGCTACCTCATCTATTCTTCTAAAATCTTCTTCTACGTTTCTAGCATCCCCACCATTTGGTAAAGAATCTCTAGTGTATCCATCTTTAGTAAATGACTGATATAAACCATTTGTGTAAAGAGTATCTAATGATATGAAGTAAAACCCATATCGATTTTCAAAGAACACATAATTCGGAACATCGTTTTTATTTACTGCACCATCAGTAACCCATGTAATACACTTAGATGGTGACCAAAAGTTTGATATGAATTTAATTTGCTTATCTGTTGGCTCAACAAAAATATCTTTTTTAGTTTGCAAACCATTTACATTGTCGGTAAGTAACGACTTAATAATTTCTTCTGGTGTACCAGAATACACTTTACTGATCTTCTTGTTTAAATCAATAACAGCTTCTGGTGAAATAAAGTGCAAAACATACGATACCAGTTTATCACCAAGCAATACTCGGTCAGTCATCTTGTAGATATAAAAGATGCCACGTATGTTTTTATTTTCTTCTAGCGTTGGTGTTACAATCTCAATCTCAACCATCTCTTCGCCAACGAATGGGAAAAGGTTTACTAAGTCAAACGATTCTCTTACTGTTAATGAACCAGATATAAATGGTGAAAATATATCTTCATAAACAGTAATGGCGATTACTTGAGCAGCAATATCCTGTCTCAAACCACCGCTGGTAAATATGTCGCATTTCTCAATACTAACATCACCAGCAAATCTTAATTCTTTATCTACTGATTGCATTAGATTTCATCTTTAAAGTTTTTAAGAATTGTTGATAATAACTGTGCTGATATAATCTTAATTCTACGCTTAGATTCGTTTACTTGCGCTTCGTAATTTGCATTAGTAATTGGAACAGCAGAAGGATAGTTTGAAGGAACAGTCATCCCTTTAGCATTCTCGTAATGATGTATAGCATTTGCGGTGGCGCCATACTTTTGCGTAACATATAAGTCAAGTGCTGGTTGAGTTAGTGGCCAGTCTCCAAGATAATCATAGCGTTCATTAACAAGCATAACGATCCAATGATATTGCGCATTACCATAAATCTTTTCAGCAACTATCTCTGGCGTCTCACCTTCAACAATATCATAGTAATCATACACAGTAATATTTGCAAGAATGTCTCTACGGAATCTAATATTTCGCGTGATATCAGTAAGGATTAGTGCTTTGGTTTGTGTCTCCAAAGTAGTATATGGTGTTGATATAGTTACTGTTGGAACTGAAGTATATCCATATCCATTCTGAGTCATAACGATTTCTGTGATAGAACCATTATTAACAACAGCAAATCCTTGAGCAGCTGATACGTTACCTTGAAATGATTCATTTGGCGCAGAGAAGATTATATCTGCGGAAACGTAACCTGAACCACCATCATCAATACGAACACCAGTAACTGTGCCACCACCAATGAACGCTGTGGCTGTTGCTTGAGTTCCAGAGCCCACGACTTTAGTAATATCAAAGTCATAAAGCATTTTTGGGAAATTTTTAAAATACATTATAGACCATCCATAACTTTATCTTTGGTTAGTAGAGCCAATTCACGGAATGTTAAAGTAATGTCAATTTGAGTTGGCATACCATTGGCAAATGTACTAAACATTCCATTTGGTGTATAATTAATTGCCATATCTGTAAGAACACAAGAAGTGTGGCGATGTAAATTTAGATTTTCTTGGCCATCACGATAGTAAAATATATCAAATTCTGATGGGTAAATATAAACGAAATTGTTATTATCCTTAAATTCAGGATGCATATGATATTTGAACTCATCGATAATAAATCGAACATTTCTCGCCTCATTAGCATTTCTTGGAAAGAACTTATAATCAAAACTAAATGTTCTGAAGTTAACACCCTTAAATACTTGTTCCTTCTTTGGGTTTGCTGCCAATCCAGTAGCTACTGAATTCCCTGCTTGATTTGGACCTTTTGATAATGCAATATTAGTTAAGATTGCTGCGCCCACGCCACTTACGTCAGTATTATTTCCTTTACCACTAAGTGCTTTTGCTACTTCCCAACCTTGTTGAACTGCTGCGCCAGCCATTGCCAAACCAGCAGTATCATCTTCACTCCATGTCATGCTATAATTAACTGAAAGATTATTTGGAATATGAAGAGCAATAGCAGTCTTTAATCGTTTCTGTGAACGAGAACCTTGTGATCCAACAATCGCTCCAGTTGCAGCTCCCACAACAGTACCAGTTGCAGCACCCTTTGCTGCTCCCTTTACATCACCAGTAAGTAATCCGCCAGCAATTGCACCATCAACTGCACCAGCTACAGCATTTGCTGTTGTTAATTGAGCAGCAGTTAATCCTTGTCCTACTAAATCACCACGATCATTTGGAGTATAATCGTCAACTGTCTGAATCCCTTCTTCTTTTAACAATTTAGATTCACTAGATACGTTGATGTAAAAGATAGCATAATTACCACCATACTGGCCACCTGGATCATATAAATCTGATGGATATGAATGGTGTTTTATATCATATTTACCACCCTTACCACCTTCGAATTGTGAAGGTGCACCCCTTGGTGTATAAAGGTTTGGTTTCGGAGTAGGGGAAGCTGGTGCTGCTTGCGTTGCTGGTGTGGTATCTGCCATTTAATTTCTCTAAATAGTGGGTTATTGGCTATTCTATTACTTATTTATGTTCCATAAAAGATTGTTCAAACCTATATATCCAGAAAAATACACTGGAGACCCAACCAACATTATCATGCGATCTAGTTGGGAAACTCGTTTTGCATCTTGGTGCGATAAGAATCCGAGTATTATAAAGTGGCAATCAGAAGAAACTGTAGTCCCATATCGTTGTCCAACCGATAATAAGATACATCGTTATTTCGTAGACTTTCAGATCCAAGTTCAACAAAAAGATGGTTCATTAAAGCGATATCTGGTTGAGGTAAAACCAGCTAAACAATGTGTTCCACCAGAGTATCCTGGACGTCAAACCAAAAAATACATCACTGAATCTATGACTTATATCAAAAACCAAGCCAAATGGAAAGCAGCGACCGAATACTGCAAAGATCGTGGCTGGGAATTTAAAATCATAACAGAAAAAGAACTTGGCTTGGTTTGACCTAAATAAAGAATATGGCTATCAAGAAACCAATCCAAGATGTTTTCGACCAGAACAAGTTCGATCTTTTAACTGCGGTAAAGAGATCTAGAGGCTGGTTTGAAAAACAAGTTGCGTCAATGGCGCAACAAAACATCACCCCAAATAAAGTGTTGAAGGGTGAGCCAAGCCATTTAAGGTCAGGTATTGTTCCTGGAAATTTATACATGTATGTATATGATCCAAAAACAAAAGACGATCTACCTTATTATGATAGATTCCCATTGGTGTTTCCTTTTAGAAAAACCCAAGGCGGATTCTATGGTTTAAATATGCACTATCTATCATACGATCTACGTATTAAATTACTAGACGAATTATTAGTATTTAAGAACAATAGTCGCTGGGATGAAACAACAAAGATTAAATACAGCTGGGCATTAATTGACGGAGTTTCTCGTTTCGCTGCAGCTAAACCTTGCGTAAAACAATATTTATCTAGTCATGTGAGAAGCCAATTTAGACAAGTCTACTCAGAAGATTGGGCAACTGCTATGTTATTACCTGTTGAACGATTTGTGGGCGCATCTAAACAACAAGTCTGGGCAGATTCCAGAAAAATTATAAGAAGAGCATAAATGGCACAATCCCCATTAAACGATTTTATATCAAAAGTAAAGCAAGATGGTCTTGCTAGGAACAACCGATTTATCGTAGGTATTTTTGCAAGTCCTGATAGCAGGATTATGGACTTGGGTACTAATGGTTGGATGCGTGATGCTCTTTTGTTATGTGATCAAGTTCAACTACCAGGAACAAATTTTAATACATCAGATATGAGAACTTATGGTGAAATTAGAAAAGCGCCATACGAAAGATTATATGAAGATGTAAATATGTCGTTTTACATTGATACATCAATGAAGGTTAAATTACTGTTTGATAATTGGATGACGTATATTCAAAATCCAGGAACAAGAAACTTTAACTACTATGATAATTACACATGTGATATTGTTATTGAAGTTCAAGATTTAAAAAATCAATCAAGATATGCTGTAAAATTATTTGAAGCATTCCCAAAGAGTATTGGTGCCATACAGTTAGATCATGGGAATAAAGATATTATGAAATTATCTGTAAACTTTGCTTACAAATATTATCATATTGGCGCACAAGAAATTGAAAATACTGATGCTACGGATGGTGGTTTTTCTCCATATAATTTTTTGGGCGATTCACCAAGCACATATAATCCAATTTTTAATGAGACTCCTTCTGCGGTTAAAATTAAGAATGATCCATTGAATTCGTTTATGAATAGATTAAAGAATTTCGCAATCGGCGCAGTCGGTTCGAAAGTTGTCACAAAACTCCCAGGTATTTTAAAGAGGTAATAAAATGGCAGAAGAAATTAAAGAAGTTAAAAAAGACGAAGACTGGATGCAGAAGAAATGGCGTCCAGCTATGGGTTGGATGTACATGATGATTTGTACTTTGGATATGGCGGTATTCCCTATCCTTTGGTCAATTTTGCAAGCATCAATGGGTCAGCCAATATCACAATGGAATCCTCTAACACTACAAGGTGCTGGTTTATTCCATATCGCCATGGGTGCTGTTTTAGGTATCGCTGCGTTTGGACGAACACAGGAAAAACTAGCAGGTAGCGCAAATAATGCGCCAATAACTCCAGCTGCAGCAACACCTGTTGTAACTCCAGCCGTTGCTCCTGCGCCAATTCCAAAACCAATATTGTCAGCTCAAACACCAGTGGTACTTGATCCTAACGATCCTCCAACTAGAAATACTCGAAACGACTAATTATGTACCAATATAAATGTAAAATTAATAAGGTTCTTGATGGCGATACAGTAGACATCGATTTAGACTTGGGTTTTAATATTGTATTAGCAAACCAGCGAGTTCGTATGGCTGGGGTTGATACCCCTGAATCTAGAACTACAAACAAAGAAGAAAAACCAAGAGGTCTTTTATCTAAAAAGAAACTGGCAGAAAAACTTCCTGTTGGTTCGTGGCAGATTATTGAAACACAAAGATCAGATAACAATGATGACAAGTTTGGTAGAATCCTTGGTGTATTCATTCTCGAAGATGGAACTAAAGTAAATGATTGGTTGATTAAAAACAATTATGCAGTTCCGTATAAAGGTGATAACAAAGAGTTAACGCAAGCCGATCATCAAGCAAACAAGAAAATTTTAATTGAACGTGGTGAACTATAATGAAAATTGATGATACATTATCTGAGGTGTTTAATATGACACCACCTACACCAAGATGTGAGGTAAGTGAAGTGATTGATAATACCACTGGTGAAATTGTAAAAACACCAGAAGGTAAAATTGAAACTGACTACGAAACTACTAGAGGAAATCTACGTGAACTTCTAATAACTGGTCAGAATGCTTTATATCATGCGTTAGAAGTTGCAAAACAATCTGAACACCCACGTGCTTTTGAAGTTGTGGGTAACCTTATGAAACAACTTGCTGATGTTAACCAACAACTATTGGATATACATCTGCAGAAACAAAAACTAGATGCGCCAAAGAAAGGTGCTGGTGATAAGGTGACGAATAATGCTATCTTTGTGGGTAGCACAGCTGAGTTGAATAAGTTAATTAAGAATATGAATAAAGGAGAGTAATTATGGCATTGCCAGTGATGAGCACACCAACGTATAACTTGGTGATCCCTTCTACTAAAAAGAGTGTTAAGTATCGCCCATTTTTAGTCAAAGAAGAAAAATCAATATTAATTGCGCAACAAAGTGAAGACATTGTTGTTATGGTTGATACTTTGAAAGATGTAATCAGGTCTTGTATCTTAGATAAGGTAGATCCTGATTCTCTTTCTACGTTTGACCTTGAGTATATCTTTACTCAAATTCGAGCAAAGTCTGTTGGTGAGATTATCGAATTGTTCTTCCCATGCGATGTTGATCATGGTGAACAAAATGATAAAGCCAGAGTAAAGATATCAATTGATCTTACTAAGATTGAAGTAGAAACGCCAGAAGGTCATACTAACAAGATTGACTTGTTTGGTGAAGTTGGTATTATGATGAAGTATCCTACTATTGAGATTATGACTAAATTGGAAAAGACCAATTCAGACGATCTTGATAACATCTTTGAAATTGTCGCTGATTGTATTGATTTAATCTACGAAGGCGATAAGATTCATTATGCAAAAGAACAAAAGAAACAAGAACTTCTTGACTTCCTTTATAATCTAAACTCTGAGCAGTTTGTTAAGGTTCAAAACTTCTTTGCTACATTACCAAGGATTAAAAAGGATGTAGAGTATGATTGTCCAATTTGCAATCTACATCATAAGAAAACCTTGGAGGGTATGCAAAGTTTTTTTTAATGAATCTCTGTCATGAAAACTTGGCGAACTATTATAAACTAAACTTCGCTTTGATGCAGTACCACAAATACTCTCTGGCAGAGATTGAAAATATGATACCGTTTGAGCGAGAAGTGTACGTTGCTATGTTGATTCAGTATTTAGAAGAAGAAAAACAACGAATAGAAGCAAACAAGAGATAACTAAAATGGCAAAAAGAAAAAGCAGACCAAAAGATAAACCTGTAGAACAACAGGCTGTGAATATACAACAAACTATTACCCAATCAGTAGTTGCTTGGGACGATGTTGCTTTTGCTAAGTTACTTGAGACTCAAGCAGCTGCTCTTGGTGAATTAACTTCTATTAAAACGCTACTAGACTTATCTAAAGAAGTTAAGAAAGCGGAAACTCCTACTGCGCCAGCATCTGCACCAGTTGACTATGGTAAAATTCAACAAGAAATGTTGAGGGTGGCCAAAGACCAACTAAAAGCCAGTCGTCGCACTTACAAACTACAAGAAGACTTCCAAAAAGAATGGGATAAAGAAGCCAAGAATATTGCTGAGATGGCAAAAGGTATGAAGACCTTTAAGACTCTCGGTGAAAAAATGGCTGATAAAAAAGAAGGTCTTAAAGAAAAGTTTGGTTCAGCAGGTGGTCTTAAAAAGACTATGCTTGGTGCACTTAATGTTGGTGGTATATTCAATAAAACATTAGAACGTGATAAGTTTGTTGAACAACAAAAAGCACTGGGTAGTACTGCTTCTACAAAAGATCTTAAGAAAGATTTTGAAGGTGCCCAAAAAGCAGCAAAAGCAACAAAGAAAACCGAAGCTGCTATTTCTAAGCACAAAGCCACTGCTGGAGTAGATGATGAAGAACACCTAAAGAAAGTAAGCCCAGAGTTTGCAAAACTGATGGAAGACCGACAAGCGAATGCTGATGAGTTCGGTAAATATCAAAGAGCAACTGATATTCATAGTCCAACTCCAGTAAATCGTAATCTAGTTCCTACTGCTGGCGCAGCAAAGATGACTCCTGCTCAAGTAGCAAAAGTAGCAGAGAAGAAATCTACTTCTGGAATGAGTAACTTAGTACCAACTCCTTCTTCTCCTGAACTCGGTAAAACACCAACAGCTACTGCTGCTGAAGCAACACAAGGGGCTGAGGAAGCTGCAGAAAATATGAAGATGACTCAACAAGAGTTAGATCTTCTTCAAACAATTGCTGAGAATACTGGTGGTGCTAATAAAAAAGCTGGCGAGAAAAAACCTGAAGAAACAAAAGCAGGTGGCGGAGGTTTCTTAGATACTATATTCAGTATGCTTGGAACTGGTTTGATGACTGCATTTAAAGCACTGTTCAACCCAATGAATATTCTAAAAGCACTGGGTAAAGTATTTGCAATTGGTATGATTATCGGTGCGCTATTTGAAGGTGTTATGGATGGTTTCGATGAGTATATGAAGACAGGTGATATTGGCGCAGCACTTATTGCTGGACTTGCTGGTATTATAGACTTCTTAACATTCGGTTTGTTTGATAAAGAAAAGATCAAAGAAGTTATTGGTGACTTCAGTAAGTGGACTTATGATCATCTAGTAAAACCATTTGTTGATTTTATTACTACTGTTAAAGATTCGTTTATGAAACTAATTGAAAACATTGGTGTTCCTGAGATTAAATTCAAGATTCCAATTGTTGGTAAAGAAGTTTCAATTGGTCCATTTTATCCATTTAAATCTGATGCTAAGCCTACACCAGCAGCACCAACTGCTGCTGCGCCGACAACTGCAAATCAAGTTGAATCAAAGTCAGCTGAGAATGCTGGCGCCAAAGAAACTCCTGCTCCATCTAATAAGACTAATGTGGTCAACGCTCCAGTTACTACGAATAACAATACTACTCAAGTTCAAATGAGACCTCCAATTAGAAATGAGGAATCGTCTCAAAGTAGGTATGCAGCAAGTCGATACGCATAATGAAAAAGGGATCCGCAAGGATCCCTTTTAGTTTGTTACTTAATAGATTAACGATTCATTACATACATTGTAACTTCGAATCCGTAACGCATTTCAACTGCTTCTGGTTTTGTCCACATAATTAACTCCTAGAGGGTTAACAGAAAATCCTGTCATATATACTTAGTGATAACGACAGGGTTTTCATCTAGTGAAAACCATTAAACAACAGTAGTGAATACCCTGTTATTCTTCAGCAGCAATCTTTTTGAAGTAAGACATTACATCTTCATCATCATCCTCAGCTACTGCTTTTGGAGCAGGTGCTGGCTTAGAAGCAAAGGTAGGTGCTTGAGCAACTGGACGATCTTCTTGTTCAGCCATCTGAGCAGCAGACTTACCAGAGAATGTATCACCAGAAAGAACTGCGTCTAGTTTCTTCTTCAATTCATCATAAGACTTGAAGTTGTTACGATCGGTAAACTCAGACAACTTGTATTGAGCATTAACGATACGAACAATTTCTTCATCATCCTCAGCTACAGGACATGGGTCAGAAAACACGGACTCATCGTAGTTAGCATAGCCATCTTTCTTGCGCATACGCAATTTAAAGTTGGCACCTTCCCACAAATCAAACACGTTTACTGGCTTTTCGTCTTCAAAGGTTGGACGAGCCTTGTCCATAATCTTGTCAAAGATTTTCTTGCCAAATTTAAACAAGAATACCTTACCTTCATTCTCAGGGTGCTTTGGGTCAGACACAATGAGTACGTTGGCAGTGAAAGACAACTTACGCTTTTGTTTACGAGCGATCTCTTTGTTAGCATCAGAACCTGAATTCCAAAGTTTAGTGTTCAACTCACCGACAGGATCGTTTTCACCAAGAGTTGTTAGGGAGTTTTCGATATACCATTTTCCAGTTGGACCTTGGAATCCGTGGTTGAACATGCGAACCCATGGGAGTTCATCACCTTCAACACGTGGTAGGAATCGGAGAGTAGCTGTTCCGTTGCCAGCTTTATCGCCTTCTAGACGCCAGAAGCGATTGTCGTCATAAGACTTCTTTTCGCCACTTTGTGGGTTAGAGATTTTATCAAATTCACCAGCGATTTTGCTGAAGTCTTGATTGCGCATTTTACGGAGTGTTTGAATATCCATCGTATTTTTCCTTTGTATTAATATTACGGTTTATTTTTAGTATGTTGTATTTGAATCTTATCATCTAATTCAACGTCATCATTAAAGTCTTCGTCATTCAAATCATAATCTTCTTCAACATAGTTATTTATAGTTCTCATACCACCAGTCTTTCGACCATTAGCATGTCTAGCAGGTTTCCCCGAACTACCACTAGAATTCCCATCATCAAAATTCTTTGATGATTTATAATAAGTGCGACCCATTTTAATCTAACTCTTCAACAAAATGTGTAAATATCTTACGTAGTTTTTCTTTATCGTATTTAACGAATCCAGTCAACTTCTTAATTCGCAATAACTCATTGTTCCATATATACTGAACAGTAGGGTTATCAAGCCAGTGTTCAACGATATGATCAAGTTCATTTATAATTACAAGAGTTTCAATTGAAATTTTATTACCAAGAAACAACTTTAATGCAGCAGGATACTCATTAAAATTAAAATCAAAGATACTAGAAGTTGGTAGTTTATTTATCTCAACATACGTCAATAAAGACGCTAGATCATCAATAAAAATCTTAGTAATACTCTGTTTTCTTTTATTCCATTCAGCTAGATTATCATCGGCTTCTTGTCCTGCATAAATTGCAGACTCATTACCATAAGCAAAGTTTGCAACAAAGAACTGAATGATATCACGATCTGAGTTGAACTTCCTTGCCAACTTCTCAAAAATATACCTGTCATTTCTAGCCTCAAACGCTTCACGTGAACCTTTAACATTTCCTCGATTTTCGAAGACATTAAATTTCTCAGAGGTGAAGTGCAATTTTAAGGCGAGGTAATAGCGATATGCTTTAAATCCGTCCACTTCGTGCTTTCCGACACGCTTCTCTCATCTCAGTCGTAAAGTCTGGAGAGATCTCAGCGATAGAACAGTTAATAACTTGAACACCATGTTTCGGTTGGCTCAAGATTATAAACATTACAAAAATAAAATAAAAGATGGCAAACAACCCACATAGAATTTGCGCTTGATATTTTTTAAACATCTAATTTGGCTCGCTTAGGTAAGTAGTTTTCATCTTGGAAGTTCACCTCAAGTTTATCCTTGAGTGACTTATTCACAAGTTTGGCAACATCTTCTGGTTCAATAAAGTTTTCTTTACAATATTGAAGCACAGCATCCATGTAAGATATCTTTTTGTCACGCACAATTTGTTCAATGTGCATAGAAAAATCATTTGATGATTTAAACACTTTTATTGATCCAATATTCAACATTACGAATTTCCTGACATAGTTTATTATATTCAGCAGACTTCTGCTTAAACAGTTTCCAAACAGGGGTGTTTGGTTTTTCAGAGTCCATTTGATTATCAAACTTGTCTAGGTACATCGTAAAGAATTTATCTAATTTCATTTTCTGAACTAGAAGTTCATGTCGTTTAGTTTTGTAATCCATAATGTAATTATACCTTAGTTTTTAATAAAAGTCAAATCAATTTCTTCGCATAGTTGCAATATCTTTTGCTTCTTGATCAGAAAAGACTGGAACTGCATTTGACTTGTGCATAGTACCAATACCTTTGATCTTGTCGCCAGTGTAAACTGGATTTGGCTTTAGTGGGCATGGACCACCAGTAAATGGAAGACTTGAAATCTTAGGTGTCTCACGACAAGCAGGTTTTCCAAGTGAGTATACATCACTGAGTTGTTGCTTTGGTTTAGCAACAGTCTTTGTGGCATACTTCTTAAGCAACTTCTCCCAACTTGCATCTAACTCACGTTGTTTAGCAGTCGGTTTTTTCTTCTTAGACTTTCCAGGTGATGTAAAGATCATTTGCATAATATAGTCATCAAAATAGTTATTCACAGTATATATTATACCCTAAATTGAAATGAAAGTAAAGCGATTTTTGATTAAATTATCAAGTTTTTAGAGTAATTTTATCCCCGATAACAAGAACATCTATAGAACTAGTATTAAATTCTTCTTCAGCATTCTCTGGCCAGGATGCAATTGGTTTACCTGCTGCATTTAGACTTGTGTTAAGAAGAACTGGGCAATTTGTAAGTTTATGAAATTGTTGCAATAATTGACGCAAAGTAGTATTTGAATTTTGTGATACTGTCTGGATTCTACAAGTATTGTCTATATGAGTAATTGCAGGGTATTTTTCATTTTTTACTTTTGCAACATATAACATATATGGATTTTCATAGGACATGTCAAAATCATCTGTTTTATATTCATCTAAAACAGAAGCACCAAATGGTCTATAATATTCTCGTTTCTTAATTTGATTTATTAAATATTTACCATTTTCAATTCTTGGATCCATCAAAATAGATCTATTTCCGAGAGCACGTGCACCAATTTCACCATTACCTTGATACCATGCTACTATTTTCCCTTCTGCTAAAAACTGAGCAGTCTTTAATATTGTTTCATGTGATGGAGAATTAAGTGGTCCACAATCATTTTGTGAATACGGAAATCTTTGTATTGGCAATTTAGGTAAATTATGCTTTCTTCTCAAATATTCAACACACCCCAAACTCAATCCATCATCACCACAGTGAGGTAAAATTAATAGATTTGGAAATTCGTTTTTTAACATGGTATTCCAAATCACATTTTGGGCAACCCCACCACTGTAATATATTATGTCTGAAGAAGAAGCAAACTTTTTAAAATATTCAATTAATGCTTCACCCATTCTATAGTGAGCTGTAGCAAACCAATCTAACGCTAAATTATCAATAAGCAGACGATCATCTTTTAAATATTCTTCCCATAATTGTTTTTTAAATATCCATTTGTTTTCATATACTGAATATTTTTGAAGTTTCTTTAAAAAATTATAATCTATCTTTCCATATGATTGTAAGCCCATACCCTTTCCAGCTATATCTTGAATTTTATTTGCTTGACATCCCACGGATATTGATGCGTGTTCCATACCCCAACCAATTGATCCTGATTTTACAATTGACCCAGTTTCTAAAACAGTGTCATTTTTTATAACTGTCCAAGAAACGTCTGGGTCACCACATCCATCAAAAACAAAACAAAAATCTGGTTCTTTATCTGTGCACATCCAATGAGATAGAGCATGTGCATAATGGTGGTTTAACCAATCAACATTACATTTTGATGGAAAATCTTTAAACTGTATTGATGGAAAAAAATCAACTTTTGGCATTCCTTTGTATGGAATATGAACAATTGCAATATCATCAATTTCATCAGCATCAACATTCCATATTCGCTTTATATCGGTTTTCCATCCCCATGGGTTATCATAAGAGTGGTGTTTTTCTTGATATACTCTCTCGCTTTTAAAATATCGTACAGTCTCACCATCATAGTAACTAATACTACTATCGTGTTCGCATAGACGCAATCCAAGTAATTTCATATTATTTGTTTTATAGTGTGATTATTTCGCCTTTGCAGCGTATACGGTGCACATTGTAGATTGTGGGGAATATGCACATTTTACTGCAACAGGGTCAATTCCCTTTACAATTGCAGACTCAATGTTTCGCTCCATAGATTTTAATTCGGTATATTGATTATACGCCAGTGAAATAATTAATGCAAGAATACCGAGTGTAACTGCAATAATAAAACCAAGTTCTGTTTTCATAGTTTCTCCTTAAATTTTACCACGAGCCATCATCTAAAATTGCGCGAACAGATAGTGGACCAATTGTAATACTAAATTGATACATTGCTGGGTCTGTATCATTAGGTCTATCGAATCTGTACGCTAGTCTCCAGTGATATGGGTTTACCGCAAAACTAATCCACACACCAGAGAATTTTAAGTAATTAAGAAAGTTCTTTAACATCATCACATAATCCTAATTTTTTTGCTTCGGTTGCGCTTAACCAAATATCTTGAGGTGGCAACAGAACCTCTCTAATTTTTGCTTCAGATAAACCAGTGCATTTTTTATAATGCGCAATCATTTTCTTAGTTGTTAAATCAAATTCTTTAACAGTGGCAAATAGTTCATGTTCTTTACCAAATGCACCCCATGAGTATTGATGACTTAGAATTGAAGTATTTGGAGTCAATAAACGATGACCTTTGTGACCAGCAATAAAAATCATAAGTCCAGCTGATGCTACTTGGCCAAGACCAATTGTACGAATTGGAATAGCAGACCCTTTCATGGCATCAATTAACGCAAAGGCTGCATTTAAATCTCCGCCTGGACTTGTAATAATAAGATTAAGTAACTCTGGTCGTTCTTCAGCAAAGTTCGCTTCGAAAATCCACTCAACAGCAGTTTTAACGCTGGTAAGAGTAATCTCCTCCATCAGCAGCATAAAAGAATGCTTTGTTTGTTCTTCCTTCAGTTGCAGATTCATTTTTGTCATCATAGTAT